CAACACATGGTGCAATGGTCATGTTGTAGGGATTGGTCACCCCATCGTCGGTCGCAGTATACATTCCAGAGACATCAAGCGCTGTCTTCTTGAGTACAAATTCCTTTACTTTGTTCAGTGAGCGCACATCGGGTAGACACTGCATTGCAGGACCGCGACCACGCACTTCGCCAGATACTTTCGTGTAACGACCGGTCACCCAGGGTGATGTCTCTCCGAAATCCTCTTCCCATGAGATGCGGTTCTCGTTTTGCACCCATAGAACGCCGTAATACTTCCTGGTCTTCGGGTCAAACAGAACGCCTTCGCTTACACCTACCTCAGTATCGGGAGAGTTTTCGATCATGTTCTTGATCTTCTCCGATGCCTTGAAGCCTCGCCACATGCGCTCGAGCAATCGTGCCTTAACCTGGAACCGACGCCAGTGTGATTCGACTGTGCCGTATGGACCTTCCTCGAATGCGATGCCTTTCTGTGGGATAGCCCGGAAGCAGAGAGGGTTTGTGTCGTCATCGGTCTCTTCGATCTTCATCGTGCCGGTGCCGATCAGGATATCCAGGGCGCACTCATAGAACTGTGTGTGGAAGTTAGATCGATTGATGTAATCAAAGACCAAGTCGCACTGCTCGTCCAGGTTAGCGCGGATGTCCTCTTCGGATACGCCAAACTCACCCGTTTCCAACAGCTTTAGGATGTCATCAGTAGGCTGAAAGGTAGCCCAGCGTGACCAGATCGGAGCGATGTTCTCTTGCAGCTTGCTCGCACCTTGCTGAATAGCGATCAATGAGGTCGCATCGAAGATACGATCCATCTTCTTTTGACCGGTGTTCTCGGTGTTGAACAGGTTACGCTGCGGTAAGAAATACTCATACGCATCTGTCAGCTGATCATGCCATTGGGTCTCGTACTTGAACGCTTTTGCTTCGCGATCTTTGAGACCCTTGATGTTACCAAGCTGGGGAGGGAGTGCCATAGGATTGCCTATCGAAGTTGTGGCATAGAGCCGTTATATGGACCTGATCGTGAGCCTCCAATACCGCGAGGTGTAACACGTCCAGCACCGCGTCCAGCGCCTAGCATAGTGCGAACCGGTGACGCTCCTGCACGACCGCCCGCTGCCTCTGCACGACTACGGGGTACTCCACCTAACAGTGAGCGAGTGCCAAGCTGACCACGAGCCAGGGCACGTTGACGCTCCTCTTGCTCTTCGATCTCTTTGTCCAGCGCCAATGATTGGCGACGTTCAACAGCGAGTTGCTGTGCTGTGGGCTTAGGTGCCTTTGGTGATTTCATTTTGCTTCTCCAAATACCGATACAGTTGATACGGTGTCCAAATGAACGGCTTGTTGATTCCTAGTATCTGTTTCGTGTACCCAACGCAGGTGTTCAGCATAAACAATCCGCGCCTAGGCTTGCGTACTCTAGACTTTACCAGAATATCGTTCTCGACTACATCGTAAATGTTCTCGACCAACATCAGCTCGATCCCGTCTGTAGACTTAGAGAACGCATACCATTCACCTCGATGCGGCATGACCGTGTAACAGTGCTTAATCGTGGGATGTAGCATCCATGACCACCAATGACCGTCATCCATACAGAATGCAACGTACACATCATCGCCATACATCGAATGCCATCTCCGCTCGCCTCGGTTGTCGCTGAACATGCTGTGTTCTGATGGCCTGGCGTCCCTCACCTTCGCCCTGCAATGCGTACTCGAGCGCCTCGACCGGGTGAGAGTATTCGTTCTTGTCAGGTTCATCGGTGTACTTGTCGCCCGATACCTGTATGCGCCGGTAACAGAACCCACCTTGCAAGCCTTTGCGAATCATCTTCGCCTTCGGGCTAATTAGGAATCGAGGTTTGCCATCCATGCACAGCTCCTTCATGGGTAGCTCGAGAGCTGCTCTCCGTGATGCTGGGTCATTAGTCAGCGTAGGAGTACAAGGTATGCCAGCAGCGCGCATAATCTTGAATGGTGTGTCAGCGTTAGCCTGGTTCTTGTTGTCGCCCGAGGGATCGCCCCAACCACGAAACTTGAACTTCGGATAGTTAGCCTCGATGTAGCGTTTGAGACTGGGCGCAAAGTCCACAGCCCCGGAATCAGTCATGCAGAATTCGTCGAAACAGACCCAACGACCGAGCGCATCGCGCTGTATAAAAGCGCAAGCGGGAGTGCGACCAAAGTCAAAGCCAAGCACAACGGGAGTGTCACTATTAGGCTGATAATGATCGCCAAGACAATGTATAGAGTCAGTGTAAAGTGGATGAACCGGCTTACCGCTCGAGACAAAGCCGTACTCATTCGCGAGATTAACCTTGATCCAATCATCTGTTTTCCCCTGTAGTCCGCGCCGATAGTAATCCTCGGGCAAGTTATGCAGGTTCTCTGCTTTCTCATTGAGGTACCAGCCATCCCCTTCGCGATAGACGCCGCCAGGCTGTCGATGGAACTTCCAATCCTCCGGGCGATCTTCTTCGGCCAGTCGGTAATACCAGTGATCTTCATCCGGGGCATTGGAGTCACCTATCATTCCGTAATGGGTAGGGCGCACACCTTCCTTCATTGACGGGTAACGACCACAACGCAGGTCCAGCATGTCCACAACGCTCTTTGAATGCTCCTTGGCCTCGTTCAGCCACACCCATGTAGTCTGGATGCCTCGTGCTTTCTTGACGTGATCGGGTCGATCAAAGGCTATGAAGATGACCTCGCTGCGCACAGTCGTACCATCCTCTAATTTAAACTCGATGCGGTGCGTGGGCGGTTCCTTGTTGCCCTGCTTAAACTCGCCGAGGTCACCATGTACCTCGAGCCAGTCTTTGATGGTCGTGGAGAATAGTTCGCTGTACGTATTCCTGGCTGCAATGATGCGTGATAACCGTACCCCGTAGTTGGGATGCGTCTCACGAGTGACTGGCGCTTGCTCGCACATCAACTCTAGGAACTTAAGGATAACCTGGACTGTCTTGCCGGAGCCTAGTGGCCCCATGATGAATGAGTTACGTGATCGGCAGTCAGCAAACTCCTCGAGCACTTTGCCTTGCGGCTTCATTACGTATTCAATCGTCGCCATCGAAACGCTTACGCTGTACAGCAATCACCAGGTCACCGCCATCGGCACCTGTTAGCTCTTGTGATTTCAGGTCCGGGATGTACTTAGCCATCAGCTTTAGGTGTGCATTGAGTGCAACTTCCTTGCGCCGAATCATGAGAGAGTCAAACTCCAAATCAGAATCACTCAATTCATTAATGATTTCAATAACATGCTGTTCGTGACATTGCTGGGCTAACTGCTCCCTGAGAGCATCCTGCCTAATCTTCCTGTTACGTTGAGCTGCACTGTTATTACTCATTTCTTCTTACCGAATATCCTATCCCATCCATCCTTATACGCTTGTCTGGATTGAGCAGTTGAGTTGCGCGGCTTGCTGCCTTTGCCGCCATTGTATTCAGGGAAGTGTCGGTCCCTGGTTTCCTTGTCGAGTTTATGTCTCTGATCGGGCATCTTCCACCTCAGTTGGATAGGGTGACCAAAAGGATTTCCCGTATCGATCGTATGCGCGAATGTACTTAGAGATTATATACGGGCTAACATCAAAGATCGTGCCCAGGCTATCAAGTAATACGCCATTGTAGTATAGATCGCGCGCTTCTTTGACTTGTTCATACGAGAGCTTCATAAAACGTATGATACATAAACGACTAGCGCGATTAGGAATGGAATCACGCCCCAGAAAGAATCAGCCATATCTCCCCCTATGCTGGATAATGTTTTGCCATGTACAGTGTGCGCGCATTCTCGAGCTTATCCTTCGCACATAGATCCAGGTACTGACTCTGCGTCAATCCTTTCAACCGACCAACCAGGGTACATACCACCTCCAGGTTCTCGATGTGCTGCTCTTTGTTACGTGCACAAAACATGGCGCGTTTTACCGTCTCACACATTGGGTTAATCCCCGTAGCTATGACGTGTCCTAGTATAACACAAACAGTGATTCTTAAACCAATACAAAAAAAGATCACGAAAAGTGTTGAACTTTATTTTTAGATGTGGTTTAATGCTTTCATCGGCTGGGAACACAGCCACTAACCAAGGGAGAAAACTATGACTAAGCAAGCAAAATTCATTTTAGAGTGTTTTGAAAAAACTGGACGTTACGACGCTCACACCAAAGAAATCCAAGAGCTGGCGTGGACAATATTACGCGAGGCTGGATACGGATTCGAGGTCGTCGACATGGAAGAGGTTTACGATCATTTTGTTTACCGCTTCAACGACACCGACCGCAACGGCTACTTAATTAACCAATTGTAATCTTGACTGATGAGCCTGGATGGTGACCAGGCGAAACACCCTTCGGGGTGTCTCAAGAAACCAAGGGAGAAGTACAATGGGACTAGACGACCGTATCGAGCAGTACAATAGCATCCTCGACAGACTTGATGAGACTCTCGCAGAGCTTACTCGAGCTGACCTACACTGCGCCCTCACCGATATCCAGGGGCAGTCTGTCATCCAGCTAAATCAGATTCGTGACGAAATGCTGAATGACCTCATGGACCTAGAAGAGAGAGCCTACCGATGAGACCAAAAACAATAGGCAAGGTAGTTCAATTCATGATCGGGGGCGACGTGGCTGAAGAGTCCGTTGTCTTCGGTTCCCGTCTTTCACACGAGGGTAACCTGGCGCTGCTCGAGGTGCTTGTTAAATCAGAAGGTCAGAACTGGTGGATTCCAATGAACACCATTCAACCTAAAGCATGTAGCACAGCGAGCTGCATAAGGTGGAAGGCATGACAACGATTGTTTTCAACAGCTTGGAGAGTGCTTTGCGCTGGTGTAAAAGTCATGATGTCAGCACTAAGTACATGGAGAATCTGCAAGGCACCTGGCTGCTGAAGTATCCTGGCACACATGATCCCTATGAGGGAGACCAATGACAGCTGCAACCAATCCTGATTACCACATGACATACTCCGAGATCGCTGAGGTGCTCGGAGTTTCTCGTCAACGTGTGCGACAGATCGAACAAAACGCCATGCGCAAACTACTTGAGAACGAAGATTACAAAGCCTGGGCTGATTTTAGTTCCAGCTCTGAATCTCGTGATCTGGATCAGCTTCTTTTTTTCTGACTTCATCGCGGTAATGCGCCGCGATTTCCTTCCTTACCGCTTCGGTAGTCTTATAAATCTCATTACTCGTCAGGCGCAGCTTATCCATGCGCTCATCCCCGTACAGCTCTCTCAACCACTCGTGAAAGATTATTGGCTGCTCGGTCATATGCCGGTGGCAATAGTGGCACATGGAAACTGCGTTTGACATGCTCCAGCGCAACCGCTTATTTCTGCGGCCAAACACGTGACAGCATTCAAGCCGCCCTTCCTTGTGGCAGTGCAAACACTTACCATCGCGTAGCCTTACAGCCTTGCTAAATGCCCTGTCCGCTGGCCCATTGTTGATCGTCGCCATCTTGCTCTCTCGTGTATTGACGCTCTCGTAGAATAGCCTTCTCGCTGTTGCCGCAATCGCACGACCAGCCTTCCAGCTTATGGGGATATTCTTTCTTGAACTGCGGCACCATAGTCTTGTAGCACTCAGTGCAATTCATCTGCGGTAAATACGATCTCAATGTCATTTGATCCCTCATCAAATAAAGCGGATACCCACATCTCCGCGAAGTCATCCAGGCTTAAATCGATCGTGATCCCATTCGCCGCCCAGCCTAGCACGTACACATCACACTCTTTCGGGTTCTTGCCGGTTGTTGCGCCGCCAATATCCTGTGTCTTGATGAGTGCTTGACCGCCGCCCGGTAGCGGACAGCTGATAATTGGGATCACGCTTTCGGCCTCACAGTTATGCGGGCAACCTCGCCATCGGTAGAGTCATAGGTAATCACCTTAGCGCCACGCTGTGACATAAGGCCCAGACGGGTCGCATACGAGTCCCTTGAGGCTAGGGTAGGGTGTTGCTCTATAATGGCTCCAGCGTCCTCCAGAACCCTCTCAGAGTGATAATGGCCGGAATGGATATAGGCTACCTTAGACTTACCCCAGTCCTCTCTAAAGCGCGGCTCGCTTGAGAACACTTTGGGCAGCCGATCCATCTTTACTTTGTGACCATGATGGAAGCAAAGCATGATTTCGCCATGCCGATAAGCGTAGTAAGGAAAATCGTTATCAATGACCTCCAGTCGTGGCTCGTTTGCATATAGTTTTCTGATGAACTTCCGCAACCAAATAGAGCCGGCAATATCGTGATTGCCTTCAGCGCAAACAAAGACAACCTTCTCGTATTTCTCCAGCATCATGCGAACAGCTTCATTCATAACCGTCATGGCTATGTCTACAATGCGCGAGTATCTTGAGTCGCCTTCGAGCAAATTTTTTCCGCTCGGAGTCAATTGGTCCAGGCCGTCCCAGTGCAAAAAATCACCGAGGTTACACAGCAAGCCGACCTTGCTTTTGGGAGTGCTGTCGATCATCTCTTTGATGCTAGAGAGGAATAAATCGCGAGCCATGTTGGTGTCATAGTCCTCGCTTGTCTCCTGCCCCCAGCAGTAGCTACCCAGATGAAAGTCCGTAATCACCAAGAGGGAGAGGAGATCATCATCTATGGCTTGTGGCTTCTCGACTGGCTTCCACGGCGTAATACCTTCACACGCCAACTCAATCCGCTCGATCATCATTTGGAATTGAACTTCTTTGTCAGCGACAGATTTCACCCACTGGCCTACAGGTTTTCCGTCCTCCGAATAGTAGGTCGAGACACCTTTGACGTTGAATCCAACAGGGACTGTATGAACCATGTCATGCTGTGGAGACCAGCCTTGCGTGGCAGCTCTAGCTTTTACGGATTGAAGACTGTCGCGGACAGCATAGCGAGAGCATCCCACTTGCTCGCCGATCTTAGTGTAGCCAAGACCTTGCTCGTGTAGCTCTACGATTTGTCGTTGTCGTTCAGTGTTGCAAAAATCTAGCAGGTCCATAGTTCCCCCAGAACTATCGGCCAAACCTCACATTAATATCGTGAGCTTCAACCAGGTGACGCGCCATGACTTGATATATCTGATCTACTTCATACTTACCGACTGAAGGTAACTCTGCCTTTTGTAGCATGGCGGTTTGGATTGGCTTCCACATTATGTGATATAGCATCTTACCTGTTGGTGGTATCGATAGTTTAGCACCGCTTAACACATGCTGCATGTCGATACCCGTAGCGTTCATATCCCTGGCTACATGGTCGCAGTAGGCATGCACAGCTTTGATCTGTTGGCCGGTCAACGTAGGCTCATGGATCTCGTAGGTCTTGCCATCTTCGCAGTGCTCCATGATGAACTTGCACAGCTCTTCAGCTTGGAATTTTGTTTTGACTGTCCACCGATGACTCATTCTGGATCTACCTCGTTTCCGCGCACACCAAAAAATTTTCCCTCTTTAGTAAACCAAACCACAATGCGCGCTCTTCTAGTGTATGCAGGTTCACCAAAATGTGACCGGTGAAAAATGTATTGAAAAGCTTCATCGCGCATGAATTCACCATGCCAGTTTTCAGACCTTGGAGGCGTAAGGTTCTCATGAGCGCGATCAGGGCGAACACCGATCATTACCCATTTGCCTTTATGCTTGCTTCCCTTATCAAACTTATAACGCACTTCAATTCTATCGTAATAAAAGTATGTCATGCCTCAACCCTTTCACCATCGAACGTCACGTACTGCCCGTACTTGCGCAGCGCCATCTGCCGATAGGCTTCTGAGTTTAAGAAGTCATGCGTAAGGTGATCCAGCGCAGACCATTCCCGCAATGCGCGCTTCATGTTTACAGTCAGCTGAGGTGAGCCGCCCATTTCGTTCGCCCTGGTTAGCCAGCTCGAGCAGAATCTTGGTAATCCTTTGGCGGTCTTCCTGCGGGCAGGGTTATCCTCTAACCACAACGCCATCTTGCGCAGCTCCGCTTCCACATCGCAGTTAGGAAATGTTTCTTTCCACGTATCGATCTTTGGTTCCGATGGTTCCCAATCGTTCCCGGCTTTCGTTTTTAACTTAAACATAATCCACACTTTCCCTTTTGATGTCCTGTCGGACAACAATGAAATGAAGTTAATAATGGCGAGCTATGATTACTGTATCGAATCTTGACATCTATCCGCTTGATCTGCTCTCGACCAGCGGGGCGCATCATAGAGAGGGTCAACTCCGTCTCCAGGGTTTTCATATTCCCTGGCCTAACGCCCAGTAATCTCTGACAAAATGAGGATGAATGCATAACAATAAATGTTATAGAGGTGTATACTACATTCATCTTCACGATTTGACCCCTTGAAGATACCACCGTCCACTCCCTTGGACAACCTAGCCCGGTGTAAAAGCCGGGCTTTTTTTATCTCTTATAAATACGACCACAGCCATTACATTTTATGTAATCGCCAGATGGTCTAGTCTCGCCTCCACAAGGGCACTGCATTATGCTTGCTCCCTTTTGATAAACCACTCTGCAATCCGTACCGATTCGCCATAGCGATTCAGAACCGGCTTCATGGTTGTTAGTATTGTGTGGCCTTCGTACCGCAACTCTGAGATACGAGCCGGGGCTTCGATAACGCCAAGCTCATCCCAGGCGTTCAACCTGGTGAGCACCTTGCCTTGTTTGAGATACTGCAACACTCGATCTTTCTGACTCATTGTCGTCTCCTAACTTAAGCAGCTCCATCAGTGACATGCCAAATGCATCGGCCACTTCTGCAAGCTTGTTTACCTTGATGTCATCAGCTCCGCGCATCCGACACACTGTCATCTCGTGACACCCCAACTGTTTAGCCAGGGTGCGGTTGTCGATATCGAGAAGGGTTTGCGCCACTTGTATGGCGCGTCCTGGTTTAAAACGGGATGTCATCCGAGAATGGCTCCTGTGGTTGCGGTGCCATAGCCTGGCGAGCTTGCTGCATGCCCTTGTTATGCGCCTCGTCTTTTGCCGTGGTGCTAAGAGACATAAACGCGTTACCGTTCTTGTCTTTCTTTATCCAAGCTGATAGCCAAAACTCCGCGCCATTGGCGTCGGTGTAGCTGCCCTTGTAGTCAGGGTGCGTTTCCTTTTCCTTGCGGTCATTCTTAAATAGAACGCCACGGCTGCTGTTATCGTATTGCATTAATTATCTCCCTTTGGGTTTTGCTTCATGCACTTAACTTCGTGCGTGGTGAATATGCCGCCCTTACTGGGGGCACGATTGAGTGCAAGCTTCACATCGTTTGGTGTTTCCTCGATGATCGCTCGCAACATATCCCATTCCTCATTGGCTACTGCCTCTTTGACCTGGAATACAAAGTCGATGTTTTCGCGCACTGCTTCGTTATACGCGAGCAGCTCGGCATGAGGTGAATCTTTGAAGTCTTCAGCCTCATCCTCTGAGTATACGTATCCATGCAAGCCAGCCAGCTTTAGGATCACGCGGTCTTTGGCGCGCTTCTCTGCCATAGCAAACGGGTAGGCGTTCTTGCAGTTGGCCGGTGAGACTTCACCAATTGACCATTCTGCTCTAAACTTACCTTGCGCGTCTTGCATAGAGCCAATGACTTGAATAGCTACCTGTTTGTTAGCTGGATCGGTAACTAAGTGAACAGGCAACTCGAACTCAATGCCCTTGTGCGCTGCAATCTTTTCAAGCGCCTTGTGCAGGATCACGCGAGTACCATGGCAATCCCATGTGGATGTCTTTGCTGTCTCGCCAATCTCTTTCAGTACGTCAATGACGGGCTGTGGAATATCACTCATCGTCTGCTTCCTCCAAGAATCGCTCCCATGCAGCGAACAGGTCAGTCACCTGGTCGTCCATGTCTTTCATGATTTGAGGAATAGACTTCTCGTCTTCAGCGATTTGCTGATCTAAAACGTAAGATCCGATCTTACTCATATTACTCTCCCTTGGTTGCGCGGCATTATCGCCAACTGTTAAACAGTCTACGTTAACTGCTAGGGAGAATCAACAGGTTTCGTTAGTTATTTTAAGAGTACGTCCACATGACCGGAGTAGTCTTGCGGTCATCAATATGGATAAATGACTTGGAAACCCCGATGCCGCCGAACGACATCTTGAGTGCTTCATGCACCAGGTTCATACGCTCGAACCCATTGGACACTGCGATGTCTGCAGCTATGCCCTGGCAATGTGTGCCTGTACCTGGTTCAGCTTTGCGCGCTTCGGCAGGATGGGTTGCATCCCTGTACCCGCTGGTCACAATCATGGGGAAGCCAACACGCTCGCGCAGCTCATCGAGCCGATGGATGAACGCCAGGTCCATGGAGTTGAGGTTCGTATGCGTACAGTTGAACTCTTCGAGTCTGAAATATTTGAAGCTCATTTGCGCGCCACGTTCTTTGTCTTCTCGTAGGTACGCAAACCGCCAAGCCCGAGCATTCCAAGCAGCACGGGCATCATCTCACTCAGGTCTAGTGGTGGAACGGTGATAGGGGACTCAGTGAGAGTAAGTATAAAATTGCAAATAGGAACAAACAGGTAGTTAGTCGCAAGGCCAATAGCACAAATCCATCCAGTAGCCGGACGCCATCCAGCAACGAAAATCGAATGGCTTGTAGCCTCTTCTCGATTGACAGCAATTTGAGCCTTGGCAATCTCATGGGCCTGCCGCTCCGCTAGTGTTGCGATCTCATGGGCTAACCGACTACGCTCATCCGCATCGGGGATAATTTTATCAAGCAGGGTAGAGATTGGGCCAATCAGCTTATCTAACATAGTAAGTCGCTAGGCCAACAATTGCTGATATTAGAATCCAAACGAAACGCTCTGCGATCTTTACTGACTGAGCGTTATATCCGACGATCTGCTTGATGCTATCAAGGTCGCCTTCGTATTCATCAAGGCGGTACTCTAGTCGGTCAATCCTTGCACTTCCTGCTGTTAGCTTTTCATCGACGCGAGCAATCATGGTCATAGCTTCGGCGAGCTTGTCGAGCTTGTTCTCGATCCGCTTAAGACGTACCGCTTGATCGTCCATGACTTATCTCTTCTTAGCCGTCTTAGCCGCATCTTTAAATGCCTGGGATGTAGGCGCACCAGCAGTGCCGGGCTTACGCATACGCTCGCCAGAGCCAGCTGCGATCCGCTCGCGCTTCTTCATGATGTTGTAGTACAAACCTTTCTTTGGCTTTTTCATGCGTTCCTCGCCTTGTTACGCTTCGATATGTTTGCCGCTATACGTCTGGCTTCTGCCTTTGAGTCTGCGCCCCATGCCCGTAATGATAACAATAAACGTGTAGGTTCGCCGTCTTTACGTTCTGGCCCCGGCATGTTACCCATGCGAGCAAGGAACGATGCCCGTCTAGGGTTGTCACCGCTCTTCACTGGGCGCTTGAGGTTCATCCCTTGGGCCTTGGCTGAACGTCTGCCCGCTTCGTTCAAGCCGCCCTCGGGATTCTTCCCGGCCTTACGTTGCCACGCAGGGGTCTTCATGACGACAGATAGTCAATCCATTTACAACCGATACGGACCTTGCACGTACCTGATCCGAAGTCGCCTGTCTTAACGCCAATGCGATAAGTCTTGCGCTCCGCTTCAAAGCCATAGGTCTCTGTATCAGCCGTGAATGAGTCAACGTCTGTGTAGTTGGTGCCGTCAACTCCAGAGATTTTTTGCACTGTCACTTCAGTGCCGCCAGCGATACCAGTGACAGAGACGTTAAAGTATCCCTGTACTTGGATCGTATCGCTGAATGTGTTTTCAGCTGTAATGCTCTTTGTTACTTCGCCTGCCATGTTAGGCTCCTATGTGAATGTCCTAATAACATCGTTAAAAGTTTCGGGTGTGTAATACGGTGACTTAATGATGCTGTCAAAGGGTGACTTCTTCAAAAACACCACGTTCGATATGGTTGCATTAACTGATCCAACAAGACGCGCAACGCCAATCTGTGTACTAACGGGCGCAATGAACTGTCCGGTAAACGTGCCTGTTGTTGTCAGAATGGATGCGGTGTTGCCAGAAAATACTTTGAGATTGCCGCCACTCAATGCGTCAACAGTTAATTGATAGTAAACAAGTGAGTTAGCTGGAACGCTGGTACTACACAATATAGGCTGAAATGATCCATCACCTGTTAACGTGTAAGAGCCATCGCCATTATTAACCCATGCACCAAGATTTGGCGGGTTCCAGATTTCAAATCCTGTGGGGTTTTTAATTAACACTTCGCGCCACCTCAAACCATGCAGTGCCATCACAAACCAAAGTCAGTGTGTCATCTGCTGTACTTGTGAAATTGCCCGCCATCTTCAATGCTGTGCCATCTGTTACGGTAGCGGCATCGTCAAACTTAATGGTTAATCTGCGACCAGCCTTTTTGTTGGATATGTCATTGAATCCAGTGGTTCCGGTATAGACAACAAACTCGCCTTGAACTGGTATTTGCAACACGCTACTAGTTACAGTCGATACTGTGATTCCTAGATTCTCACTAATGTTGCTATGAATCAGCGAGTTAGCATCTTGCGCGGTATCTGCAATCGGATCGGGAGTGCCGGACGACGCATCAAACGTATTGTTGCTAATCAAATATCTAACATTGGATGAGGCGGCAACCTTGATTGCTTCGTTTCTGTGATCGTAAAACGAGTTATTGCTTATAACAGTGTGAGTGCAATCATTGTTTAGCGTGATGCCTACGTTGTTCACTACAGCTTGGCAATCAAATATGCAGTTTGTAATGTTGCTGTTGTTTACGCCCTTGAGCAGTATGCAACTTGTAGCCGCATTTTGTCCCCACTGGAAGAATGTGCTATCTGTTATGTTGATACCGCGTGAGTTTATGCACTCGATAACCACATCGTCAGCGCCCCAGAAACGACAAGTGTTTACAGTCAATGCAGAATCGCCCGATGTAGCGGCGTCCATGTCCCAATAGATACCTCTGGAATTATTGCGTCCAGAGTTATATGGGTCTACTGGCGCAAAGAATGTGTTTTCTACATGAACGCCAAAGTGGGTTGTGCCTGACTGAGAGCCATGTGTTGCATAGATTCCATAGTAGCAACTATCAAATCCGCAATCGTTCATATGCAAGGTTTCAACGCCGCCGGGATTAGTAACATCTGTCCCCGCCGCTTGATAATACATATTGACGCCAGTGTTATAGCCATATGCAAAAACACTATCCAATACGCTCCAGCTTACTCGGCCTAAATCTATAGCAACTCCATTCTGAGCAACATAACCGACCAACGAATTGGCGGCACTAACACTACCCCGATAGGCTTGCAATGGCTGGAAGTGAACGCCATCAATGTAATCATTGTCAGTCATTGAGCCAAGCCGAATACCATAATGGATTGGGTATCCTTTACAGTTTAAGACTCGCAATAAAGCGTGATCTCGTCTTGCATCAATAGCGCTGTATGAGTTTACAAAAGCACAATCAGATACAGTTATTCCGTTGCGTGTTGGCGCTACCGTAACCGTAGGCGGATATGTTGTTGGCGTGGTCGCAGTCATATCCTGATCGGGATAAACAAACGCAAATCCGCGCACTCCGCTATTGTCATACATGGTAAGCGCGGCACTTGCATAAGTATCAGCAGATGATCCGCCACCAAACTTCACATTGATTACACTACCAGTGTCTAATTGCTCCCAGCCCGTACCATTTCGGTATCTAGGATTAGGCGGATTCTCTCCACCAAATAGCGTTACGCCTTCTTTAATAATGATTCCAGAGGTTAAAGCGAAATCCCCAATAGCGCGAACGGTTGATATTTGATTGGCTCTTGCATAATCAATCGCGGCTTGGATGGCCGCGCTATCATCTGTAGTCCCATCGGCAACCGCGCCAAAGTCTCGAACATCTACGGATGCCCCAGCAATCATGCGATTGTGTACTTTCGTTAATGCCATATCAGCCTCTCAGTTTTGCCATTACCATCTTAATGGCGACAGTAGTGGGGAGAATAGTTTTGTACCACGGCCAGAATGTATGGCCTAAGCCTTTGGTCATGCCGTCACGTCCAACCCATGCCTTCGACCAGTTATCAATGTACTGATCACCATAGCGAAGTACAGCATGGCCTCCGCCTGTCTTAGTCTCGCAGCCGCATAGCTCAGCCTGGAAGGTAGTTAGTAGCCACCAAAACTTAAGCCATGACTCCTGACAGATCACGTAGTACAGGACGGATAGTGAGTAGTCCTCGCAGTCGCCGTGGTATTCGCCTAGCTCATCTAACCTCAACACGCGCCATGAGTCACGACCGAAGGCATCGTACTTGTAGCTGTATAGATTGTTGAAGTTAGTTAGGGTCATTAGTAGCCGCCCGCCGAAAGTTCCCATCTACCAGCTTTACTACATACCAAAGTGCAAGCCGCGTCGGTCGTAGACATTGTTTGGTTGGAAGAATACGTGCCTGTACCGGGCGCAGTATTTTCTATCTTTTCCGCTCCAGCACTATCCAAAATAATATCTTGTGCGGCCGATCTTACAAAAGACAATTTACAGCCGGGGTTGGCCCTTGGAAGATAAAACCTAACAGAGCCAGTTGCGCCATCATTGTCGTAAACATCCCAGCCATAGCCATTCACAATCGTATGGTCTGCCGTAAAACTTGTTGTGTTGGCAGTGAATGAAAGAGCGCCAAATGGTCCAAGGAAATGTGTCGCTGATTCATCATGGAAGTTGTTGCCAAGATAAATGCTTGGAGAATTTGAACTTGCAATCGCCGCGACTCCAGAGTTTATATTCTTTACAAAGTTATCCACGATTCTGACATTAGTGACGGCATCAAACTCAAATGCTTGCTTGAAAGTATCAATGGTGTTTCCGCTAATCAAAACATCATCAATGGTTCCACCACCCGATACACTTGCATCAATCGAAATGCCGTATGAATTTGAGTGTGCATTGCTATTACCAACAATCACATTGTCAGTTATTGATACGTTTGATAGGTCAGCAGAGCCGCCAGAGCCAGTTAATTGAATACCTACTAAGTAGATGTTCTTTAAGACGTTACCATCAATGTTTATATTCGATATTGCTATGGTGCCATCTGCAACAATAGATATACCCTCATCATCTGCTCTTGCAGTTGACGCATAAATTGAATTGCCTGAGACAGCGACGTTTGAAGCTCTTACAGAAATGCCTCGACTAGCCGGGGCCGCTTTCCCAGTATCATCATTAAGTCTGCACGAGTTTCCTGTGATAGAGATAAACCCAGAGCTATCGCCTTCATCGTCATCAACTAAAATGCAATTTCTGCCGTCGCTTTTGTTTTGACCTGCACCATAAACAGTATTGCTTGAGATGCTCCCATAGCTAGAGCCTTTGATTGCTTTAATGCCATCCTTTCCAGCTTTAACGACAATGTTCCCATCACAAACAAAATCAAAGTTGTCGTTTGCAAAATAAATTGCTGAGTCGGTTGCGTTCTCACATACATTGCTTTGAACAATCAGGCTCTTGGTAAAGTTAGCCAAGACAGCCCGATAGGTCTTAATTGTGTTGTTTTGAATAATGTTGTTTTCGCAATAATACGTATTGCCATCAACACCTATTGCCACAAAACTTTGATTGAGTAGAAGGTCAGTTTCGTTTGACGAGCTATACGCAAGCCGTCCTTCCTCGCCAATATTGTTAGTGATTAGATTGTTGTTTGAGCCTCTTGAAGTTCCTTCATCAATAACAATCGCGCTGTTGCAATCCTCAAAAATGTTTTCACTGATAATGCTGTTTTGTAAGCCATACAAAGAAATTCCATTCTGTCTTGATCCAGACGCATAGCTGTTCTTTCTATCAAAATGAAGTTTCTCGATTTTAATGTTTGAGCAATCTGTAAAGCTAAAGGCAGAGCCGCCACCATAGCTAGAACTACCCAAACTTGTTGCGTTCTCTCCGACAATAGAAAAGTCATTCTTAGATGACAGCGTTATCTCATCATGCAAGTAAGTCCCTGCTGTAAATACTAGGGTTTTTCTATTATCTGCCGCATAATCCAATGCCGCCTGTATCGCCGCAGTATCATCAGTCACGCCATCGCCAACAGCACCAAAGTCCTTGACGCTAACGCTCTCTCGTAGCTTGGTCTGTACTGTGGTCTGTACTGCGCCAGTGCCAGCGGGTAGATAGGTCACAGAGCCAGCATCGGTCGTGCCGATATCGGTCACACGATAAAGAACAGCCTCAATACTTGCGTTTACAGGTGGCGCTTCTGTGAATGTCAGAGACGTGCCGCTAACCGTATATGTGCCTTCCTGTTGATATACGCCATCAATGTAGATCATGACAGCCGCGGCAGAGCCGGGATCAGTTGCAAGAGTAAACACAGTTGTCGAGCCATTACCCGTGAACTGCTGTCTGAAAATGTTTGTTGGGTTGTTACCGCTTGCCAATGACTCAACGCTTACCGCGCCAGTTGAATCAAAGGTTAGGAAGCTATTAACACGAGTAGCCGCCTCGGGTAGCTCCATCGAAATAGAGTCAGAGTCGGTAATAGGCTTGCGGATAGACTGTGAGAATGATCGGTTAGTCTGCTCACCTGCCAGCCATAGATTATCGAAGTCAGTATTTACCTCAGAGGCTAAGAAGTCGCCAGAGTCAGCATAGTTCTGAGTGCGGACGTAAGCCATGTCCCTGTAAAGGGTCATAATATCGCCAGCAGTAGCGCCCACGGTAAGGGTTATGTTTCCCCCGTTCTCAGCGCCAACGCCCGACACAGTGTAATTAGTGCCCTCTGATAGGGTAGTGCCGTTCTTCAATACGACAATATCGCCCTTGTCTACGATCTCGAACGTATACGCGAATACCGTCTGACCAGAAGTCGCGGAATATTGGTTACGGCTTGTGTTGTCTTCAACGGTCATTTATCTACCCATCCTTTTGCGCTGCTCTTCATACTCCTGCTGTATAATCGCAGTCCTTAAATTGTCGTCTTCTTCCAAAAGTTGATCCCTTGCTGCCTTTTGCGCATCCTGGAATATTGCACGAATCTCAATTTCTTTACCTTCCTGCCCTAAGCCCTGGTACTCAGGTCTGCTGAACAGCTCTCTTAACTGCTGCTTAACAGGTGGCACAGCGCCGTCCATCCCACTCATCAATTGTATATAACGATCGTACTGATATACATCTAATTCGACGCCATCAATACTTTTCCGAGGCATCGGGACACCAACTTTTTGAGCCACAATCTCATCAATAACTGGGTCTTCTTTGGCTTCCGATGTATAGATACCGGCCATGTTATCCAGGCCAAACCCACCATTTAACACAATTGGCTCACCAAATATGTTGCGTCTTGGAGGCAGGTCTTCGCTATATCCTGGTATCTGAGACTTTAGCTTCTCAGTAAACGTAAATGCAGATCGCAATGTTGGGTCAGTCATGCGCACATAAGATCGGAATGTTGACGAGAATGGCATTAATGATGTGCCTTGGCGGTTCAGCCAATTCATAAATCGCGTATTGGATTTGTCGTCACCAATCTGGATGCTGCCCATGACATCGTTAAATTCGCTAAGACCTTTGAGGTAAGTTTTGCTAGACATATTGGATGCGACTGCAACGGTAGCGGCCAGCGCCAAATCTGTCATCGTAGGATCATCAAGCTCACCTGATATTTCTGTAATATCAGCCGCCAATCCAAGTAAAGCGCCGACAGGATCAAGCCGGTTGTATGCGTAATACTTGCCGTTAATTAAAACAGAGTACGGTTGCCATCCACTAGCGCGCATCATGTTTTTAAGATCGCGGTTCTGTGGACCGCCGCCGGTAATCTGTCCTTGAAGCGCCAGGTTTGCCGATGTGCCCATCGCCAATGAGCCAAGCGATATCTTCGCTAGTGCCAGGTCACGTCGGGCACCGCCAGCTGCAATGTCAGCTCTAACAGCTCTTGATGCAAACGCCAGTGGTGTGCGTTCCAAAGTGAACGAAGCAATGTTCGTAGGTGTACGCAAGAATGGCAAAATAACTTTAGCCGGTATTCTGAGAAACGGGCTTTGAGATCCACGCGCCTGTTCTGCATATTTACCTATTTCACCGAGCGTACCAATCTTTGTCTCATCCAGAGAGTTAGTAAAGGTGTTATAGCGCATGGCATTTACTGCTTCGCGCTTGATATTCTCAGGTGGATTTTCAAGAATCTGCTGCACTCGCAACGCAGCTCGCTCATCAGTTAAGCCTTCATTAAATGCTGTGCGATATGCCTGGGCTTGCAGCTCCATGCGATAGCCAACCGATTTAAAGAATTCATCAGATGCTGTAAGTAAGTTGCCTGGGATGCGTACAATATTGCCAATCAAGTCAACAGCGCGCCCCAGGTTTCCCGAAAGCTCAAGGTTCGCCGCAGAGATTGCGCGATGCTTTTCACCAGCCTCAAGCTTATTAAGTTGATCTGAAGGTTCGCCAGTTTTTAATGCGTTCCAAGCCAGTCGGAATCCATCCCTAGCACCTTCAATCGCACCCATAATCATTGCATCTGCTTCATCTGGAGCAACAGAATCCCCAAACGCCGACGCCATCTTACGCTCACTAACAGTCAGCGCTGATGTCATAATGTTAGAGATTACGTTTACGCTGTGAGTAGTTGGGCCAGACAGAAGTCCGTTAATCCAAACCTCATAAATTGCATCAAAGGTTTTTGTTTGCCAGCCATCTTTAACTACTTTCGCAATTTGTGCTGGATCACTTAGCTCCGCAATCATTGAAGCCATTTGGCGAGATTGTGATTCGCCACCAGACGCTGCCAACAACTCTTTAATTTGCAGCTCCTGTTCTTTTGCAGATTTTGCAGCGATGTTGAAGGATTGTAGAGCGCGACCAGCTTCTGCAGTCATGCCTGATACCTGGGCTTGGATAGCTCGATGCTGCGCCATTGCACGTTTAAACAAAGCAAGATCTTGCTCGCTACCATTCCTGGCCTCTTTAGCCATGCGAATTAGGTTTTCACCCGATGCGACTAAAATCCTTCGCGCAGCCAACGCCTCTTCAGCAGTAGGTGCTACGCCTTGACGACGGTTTAATAAGTCTTCTACCGTCATGCCCAAGTTATCAGCGAGGCCTTCTAGCTCTTCATTAGTAATTTTCTCACGACGAGCCTGGTTAATATCTTCAGCATCAGCCTTAGCAACTTCATCGATTAGCCTCTTAACGTCATCGACGGTGTTTAAGTTGCCTAAGTTGATATTGCGCGCAGCATCTGGATCAGCTTTTGTGCTGCCAGTTTGAAATTCTGGAACTTTAAACTCTACCTGCGCGGTTTCGAGCGCCTCTGAGAATGGAATAAACTCTTGGCCTGGAGGCATTTCTGCCGAGGCCTCACCCGTTCCTGGTACGGCTGGCTCTGTTCCTAGTTCAACCAACTCACCTTTGGTTTCGATTTCATTTAAGCCATCATCAACCAACTTTTCTGGCGGTATATCTTCTGCCGCAGCGGTATCTCTAACAGCTTTTGCACGCTTAATTGATCTGGCGAGAGCCATGACAGCTTCAACAGCACCGCCCAAGAACACACCTTCAACTGCATTCTTAAACATACCTTCCGCGCGCGTGTCGTCAGGCGAAGCAGCCAGGTAATTAGTAAACGGGTTTTCTAATGGTGTACCTTGAATGATGTTAGAGAATCGCTCTTCCTGTGGATCGAAGACAAATGCATCGGCAACAGCGCCACCTGCCATGCCGGATGCAATGTTCCCCAATCCAGCTGTCTTAAATGCTCTAGCCGCCGGTATAAAGCCCGTCATGAACTGCGACATATTGCGCACGAACTCACCAGTCACAGTGTCAGGGCGCGTTTCTATTTGCAGATATTCTGGTTCAGCGCCGCTAATCGTTCCGAGAGGAATAATAGCCTCAAGGTTTTTAGCCATCTCTGCCGTCGCATCCAAGAATCCAGCCACAACAGCAGTTGGACCTTCGACGACAATGCCTTTCAAGAAGTCACCAGCCGCTGCAGCCGCGCCTTTTACTGCCGGAACCGAAACATCTTGGAACGCAGCAGGAATCTCAGTAAATGGATTAGGCTTTGCGTCTGTTTCAACGAACGGCTCGTCAAACGTCATCCCCTCAAACTGAAGTAACAAGTCATCAGTCATGGGCTCGCGTTCTGCTAAGTAGCCAGGATCAACATCATCGTTAACAAACGAAATGTCTGCGTCAGGTTGCTGTTGATCGAGAGCAATATTGTTGGGATCTGCGACCATGCCAGGAGTGACACCCTGCACAGCACTGAAGGCTTGCTGCATTCGGACATAGTCACGTATTGCAATGCGCTCATCTTCCGTCAGATCGCGTTCTACACCTGCGTAGACAGCGTTTGCAGCAGCTGCTTGCGCTTCACCTGGATCAAGTAGGAATAGGGCAGCAGTCGGTAGGCCAATCGCCTTAATCGCATCACCATTATCCTTGCCAGGATTGTTGCGCAGCCAGGTCTTTACAGTATCTACCCACTTTGCATCGGCGATTTGGTACAAGTCTTTACGCTTAGAAATCGCATCAATCTTTTCTGCATTAGTTAACAATCGAGGTTTTGTGGTTTTCTTTTTGGGCTTTGTTAATTCCGTTGCAAGTTTCTGCCAGGCTTCTGGGAACAATATATTTGCCGGAACTGAGCGCTCAAAACCTCCACGATACAAGCCACCAATGCCGGTGTTATACGAAGGATGGGTTGTAATATCCTCAAGACCGTAGTCTATACCGACCTGGCCGATAGAATATCCAGCATCGCCAAGCTGTGCGCCAAGTAAATCAGGCTCCGTAAACGCAGTCAGTAAACGCTCAACCGAGGGGAAGCCTTGCTCACGATATCCTGCTTTGTTCATTCGCTTAACAAATTCACTTCGCAGCTTACCAGCACCGTCCATTGGATACTTACCAACGCCTAGCAACTGTGCTCTTGCGTCAGGACTCCTAATACCTACCCAATCTTCGCGGAAATTGCGAAGGTCTTTGTCAAATTCATCGAGTGCTTTGTCGCTAATCTTTTTGTTTTTGCGCGTAGCCTGGATCATTGCGTCAGCAAAAGCTTGGTTGAAGTAGTTTCCTTCCTTCCCCATTGCGACATATAACGCATTGACTGGCATTTCAAACTTAGCTTGTAATGCTTCGGCTTTGTTTTGGAATGGCCTGGCCGCTTTATCCATCGATGCCCAATAAAGCTGTCTAGATTGGTTATCAGATTGCAAACCAAACTTAGGGCCACCGAATGTGGTAACAGGTTCATCAAGCTCTACACCATCAAACTCAGTAACAGTCGCACGAGTTTTTGTTGTATCGCCCTTGTGCCCCATGAGCACACTGCCTTCCAGCTCTTCTGGATCTACAATCGGTCGTTCTGGCTGCGGAGAGTCTTCAACCTTGAGCTGGCCTTCGAAGCGCTTACGTTCTGCCTCTAAAAAGCCCTCATCTTTCTCAAGCGCCTTACGATACCGAGTTGCAGAAGACTTCATGTTTCGAGGCGTACCCTCGGTGTCTTTGCCTAAGTACCCAGCCTCACGCAAACTTTCTGGGGTTTCGCTTACCTTCGCAACAATGGCTTCAATTAGTTCTTTGCCTGGTCTAGCCATTATCAACTACCTCTTCTGGCGACTCTCCAATTCTCTTGGGCTGAATTCCTATGCCTAAGTTAACGCTTTCAAATCCTTTTAGCCGTATGATGATTTGATTTAAGGATTTTTTCTTGGCTAACTTTGTTGATCCCACATTGGTTTTTGCATAATCACGTTGAGCATCCTGTGGGCTAAGTTTATTATTTTTAATAAGCGCGTTAACTTCTTGTGTTATTTCTGCGTCAATCTCTTGAAGCGCTTTTTCCGCATCGGCAGCTGTTGAATAACCTGTAATATCGGAAATGTCATACAAGTCATTAAACACTGCTTGTGGATCTTCCCCCGCCGAAACTCTTTCATCGAATTGAATCATTGCTATTGATGCCAATTCCTTGGTTGATTTGCCTGTCCACTTCCCAGTGATGGAATCAATTTGCCCAAGGTTATTTTGCAACTCGCGCTTATAGGTTTTGTATCTGTCCGTCGTTAATGGACCTTTGTTTAAAGCCGTATTCATAAGGCTTTGTGCAGTCTTTCGAGTTAAACTTGTGCCGTCGTTTTGTGCAATCAAGCGCTGCGCCCCAACGGGATCAATCGCTGTAAGCTGCTGAATGTTGTAAACCAAATCCCAATCGTCAGTGCCAGTGCCTTTTGACGTTAATTGAGTGTTCAGCTTATCGTAATCCGCACTAGAGATAAGTCGCGCTTGTGCCGCAGTTAAGATGGTATCCGCACCAACATCGCCGCTAATAATGCCAGCAGCCAAGCCAATATAGTTTTGCTCTTGCATTATCTTTCGGTCGTAATCTCTGCGCGTTGTTATTTGCGTATCAAGCGATAAAGCTGCACTTAAATCAGACCGCGCTGAATCAATCAATGTATCTCGCTCTACTTGAGTAAGATCAGAAAATTCTGGTGCGCCCTGCAATGAACTTACATAACTAATTGCTCTGGTAAATGCGCCAGGCTCATCTGAGTCTAGGATTCCTTGCAATGTTGCCCTGGCAGTACCAACACGCAACTTAAAGGTGTTTTCTCGTTTAATAACTTCGCCCGCAGCGGGAGTGATTGCTTTAGATGCAACTCGATCATCTGTCAGCTGATTGGCTTTCTCGACAGATTGAATCGCTTGAAGAAATTCACCTCTGCCTAATGCGCTGATTGCATTGTTAACCTCGTCATTGGTAGACAATACAAGTTGCTCATCAGCTTCTGTAAGTCGACGCGTCTTCTCTGCAGCCAGTACGCGGGATCGTTGCGCACCAATTAGAGAATCCATCTGCAGCTGCATTGCCGGTTTGTACTCTTCGGGCATACCTTCAAGCACACCATTACGCAATCCAGTAACTTTATTGTTAAAGGTTTGGTAATCGTCGGGCAACTCAACTGCTAATGCGTTGATCTTCTCTCTAACCTGCGTTTCAGCACCGGCCAAGTACGCTTTCTTCAAAGTCTCGTTGTACGTTTGGTCGTATACGTTGATGGCACTGAATGCGCGGTCTTGCTCTTCTGGTGCAACACCAGTCTCTAACGCCTCTGCAGCAGCTGCTTCAGCCGCTTCAGTAGCTTCTCGCTCTACTTTTGCGCCCGCTAGTTTTATTCCTATATCAGCAACATCTTGTATTACACCCGCAACCGCCTGTACGCGCTGTACAGACAGATCGTCGATATTTGCAGGTCTAATCCTGCCGTAGTAATTGATGCGCTGTTGAGCCATTACGTTTCACCCTTGCCTGGATTTGTATCGCCCGGTCCTTTCAAGGTCATATACTGAAGTGGAGCTTGTAGTAACGAGCTGGCAATCTGTGCATCTCTAATCGCACCGACGTTTTTAGATTTACGCTGTAGGGCAGCCTGGCGCAATCTTTGAGAAAGCTCCTCTTGTCCCTCTGCAAGTCCGGCTTGTCGTGCACTGTTCAAATTAAGCGATGCGAAAGTAGCGGCATCCACACCTGATTGTGAGACATCGATAGCGTTAGCCGCCAGTGCCGCGTTCAACTCTTCACGACGTGCCAGCTCTTCAGACTTCGCAGCTAACTCTTCCTGCTTCATCTGATCTTTAATTTGTGCTTGTTGCGCCTTAGCAGTGACAGATGCGCCGTAGATTTGCGCCCCTGTAGACACTGCAACCGCAGCTGCTATTACCCAACTCATTGCTCTAGCTCCAATATTTGCTGTGCAATCTTATCGACATCCGTCTCATTTGTCGGGTGATAAGTTGTCCAAACAGTATCCGTTACTGCGTATATTACTCTCTTCATACCAGGATGTGTCTGTCCCGTGTATGGCGCGACAATGTGCTCTTTACCCTCGTGTGTGACCGCGTAGCATTCGCCCTGAGACACAGTAAAGACGTGGTTAGTCCTATGTAGCGCTCCGACTAACGCGACTCCTGCGGGAATCTGTAGCTCCCTGGCGTACAATCCATTTGCGAAATGATGTACCACTTCGCAATCAGCCTGGGGCATTTGCAGTAATAAATCCTGCGCTTTGTAGATGCCATCTTGAAGTGCCAGGTTCATCAGCTGCTCTCCACTTCGTATTCAATCATCTGAAGATGCAATGGCGTAGGGTCAGGACAAGTAATCGTCGGTATAGGCTCTCTAGCCCAGCCGTTAATATCGTAAATGTCTTCTATGATTCCGCTTACTGGCGTAATAGGCTCAGGACTTAATGGCGATGTGTCACCCGCAAGGCCAAATGCGCGGATAGGCACAGGCAAACCGTTGATATAAACACCAGAAGATTCATATACGCGCAGGTTCATGCGGATGATCTTCTTCAAGCGCATCTGATTTTCACCTGATCCAATGTTCGTGTTCAGTGGCATAGGCTTGATCGTAGGGACAAACACAAAGCCGACCTCATAATCACCGGAATACTCTTCATTAGAATCTAAGACAATCTTGTTAGACGACACAGTGCGCTTATCCAGCACGTAATTCTCTGTATCGACTAAGACACTAACTTCTTCGCCGTTTAAATGCTCTAGCCCAGTGACATCTGATCCAGATCGTGCCGCTTTAGTAGAACAATCGAGCATATAGTTAAAGTCCCAGCGCTCAATATAGAGGCGGGTGACAGAGTTTATGCTGCGTTCTACTGAGATATACAGCTCATCGTCTACAACACACACACTTTTGATGTCGCCATTAGTTTTCCACGTAGTGAAACCGTTAATGTCCTGGCTTCTCAGCGTGTTTAGTATCGTGGCATTGCCGTCACTGTTAACAATGAACAGCCAGTTAGCGTCATCACTTGCAGTACCCGCTAGGAGCGCCATATCGACCGGCTGATTAATCAAATGCGAGGCCAGTACCGACCTATCATCGGTGGTATAGGCGTCCTCGTTAAACGAATACAGGAAGCTCAGAAGAGACTTTCCATGCCGGTCCACAAACAGGGTCGAACCGTCAACGTCTTCGACCTCAACCTTGTTTGCACCATGCGAAGTCTGCGGTGTGATCTGAACATTTGCCGGCGTAACAGGCCGACTAGTAACAGCGAATTCAGATCCCGACGTAAATATCTGCAAATTACGTCCTGGGTAAACATCAACTATGTCAGTAAGATTTCTCGATGAAATCGTCGCAAAGATTCCGTCATCATCGTCTGTGTCTTCGGTATCAAAGTTAAAAAAGTCCCCGGCTTTAGAGAAAAATACAGATTGTGGCTTTGACTGAGTGCCGCCAAATACTAACCTGCCCTCATAAAAGCAAGCGCTATTGGGCCAACCTCGTGTTGCCGACCAAACATCTTCCTTTCTTGGTGAGCCGTTCGCCGTTTTCGTAAATGAAACCGTATTACTCGCATCGCCTTCAGTAAAGAAGCCAGAAAACAACTCAAAATCTTTAGCTGATTCGCCCGATACTGTGATTGTGTACTGCAATGCGCCTGTCCTTGCTACAGCCACACCGGTCGCACCAAATACTGGCATGTCTTGCAAATTCTTTTGGATGTTAAAGACGGTTGCAGCTTGCTCGTCAGCCGTACTATCACCGGCAAATGTGATGTTTTTTGACTGAATTGACTCAATGTCGACCTGGAATCTATCGCCTATTGCCAAACTACCGCCGCCCAACGTCATTACTTGCACGTCATCGACCGGAGTAGGGCTTTGCGCATCGTCAAAATCGTACTGAGGGACGTTAGTAAACGGGATATTGTCGATTACCCAATCTGTATCGGTGCCTAAATTTACCAATCGCATTGGCGCAAAGTTGCCCACAATGAGCATGACGTTTTCAATCTGAGCAACGCGAATGTTTTCTATTTGTTCCGATGGCAATCCGCTATATATAGGCTTGATGTCAACCACGAAAGTATCTGGCGTTCGATAGATGCGGATGTTGTCGCGGGTAAACTCAATGAGGTAGTGCCGGTCATCCTCAACGCTGAAATCGACAAGCCTTGGTGTGCTTAGAATCGCTGACTCTTGATATAACGAAAGCCCTGCAAGGGTCACCGTAGCTGCGCCCAAGTCAGTCGCTCCAATACGTGCCAAGCGCCAGTACCGGGCGGTTTGTGACACAGTAAGCCTGAAGTCCTGTGGATTCGTGCCAATCAAAGAGATAGTAGCTGCATCGGTATACGTCACATCATCCGATGAATACTGCACCTTGAACTGCGTACTGGTTCCGCTAGACAAGCTAATACGACGGACATCAACAAACTCAATTGCCAGTGCCGATAGCAGATCCATCTTCGCCACAACATATGGGTTAGTTGTGCCAATCCCCGCAGTCGTCGATGTCGTTGTAGTGTCGTCACCGTCATTTAATACCGATGTAGTTCCGCCGTTTGGCATTGTGTACGTAGGCGACATCTTCGAAATGCCCTTGACGCACTCGCCGATGAACTCAGTGCCAGGACGACGACGCAAGCCACCCTGGGGAACGATGACTACGTTATCTGCCGTCTCACAAGCCTGGTAATACTGTTGCAGATCGGTTCGCCCACGCAGCAGCGGTGACAGCTCGCCACTTACAAAGTTGTTCTGAATAAATCGAGACTTAGCCATCAGAATTTAATCACCGAAATCTGTATTGCGTTTGCTGCCGGTGCAAATGCTGTTGCCGCACTGGCTTCCATCCACGCATCAACGTCAGTTGTTGCATAGTTGGCTTGAATATATTGACCTGCCGCAAGAGTAAGAGAAGCAGACACACCAACACTTAAGTACGCGCTGTTCTCTTTGATGGTCGTGCGCACAGACTTAGCGCCTGTATCGTTACCATTAATAGTAGGCCAGAAATAAAACGTCTTAGCCGACGCGCTGTTACTTAATAATTGGATATTCCCTGCAATCAAATAGGTGCCAGCCTCAGTGAACTCAATCTTCGTATTGTCTAACGGGTCTAACTGTATGCCTCCACCATTGGTCACCGAAAAATTAAACGGCACTTGGTAGGCAGTATTTGGATTTGTAGCAGTAACATCCACATTAGAGCCAAATGTTCCGCTTCCAATGCCTGTAGCGGCCACCAGATCCTCTCTAACGACTGTTACAGTCCTAATGCCTACCACAGTAACGCGACACATAAACGTGGTTACAGAGGCTCTTACGAGGATGTAGTCGTTTACGTTGACCGATGAGTAGGCGCGATTAAAGTAACCAGTACCCATGACAACATCCCAGGTGTCATCGGTTTGATAGGTCCACCAAGATGGTGCCGGAGTAGTTCCCCCGTGGCGACTAAATGACTCGAAATCAAAAGCCATTAGAACCTCACGTTAACGAATGGGTTACTTCTGATTTGCTCCGTAGGATACTGCTGAGAGTCCGTGAATCGCGCCATACGGGACGCATTAACGTACGCTGATGCCATCTCACCTCGAGCCGCAGAGCTGTCTCTAATGCTCGCAGCGAAGTCCATAGCCAATGCGTACTCGATCATCTTTGCAAAGTACACAGGCCACTCATCTTCTGGCGTGTTCGCAATGTAGTCAGCGTATAGGGCTTGGGTAGAGTTGCTGTATACCTTGTCACCGTATATCTGATAGTTGGAATCAGGCGTTACAGTGATCAAGAACAGCATGTCAGTGGGTAGCTGGTAGATGCTGCGCCAGCCATTGGGGTCAACTGGCGTTTCCGTCAAGCGAGATATCTGCGCCTTCCTACGTGCAAAGCCCCAGCGATGCTTTGTCAGCTCGTTCTGGACTATGTTGTCGTAAAGTTTACTAGCAACAGTCTCGCGCCTGGTCCCACCAGTTAGTGAATTAATCGGAGTATCCCCGATCAGAATAAGCGCATTGCTAATTAAGTCGATCTTACTCGCCATAACTCACCTAGAAATAGAATGGCCCCCGAAGGGGCCGAGGAACTTAGGCGTCGCCGAGTGCAGTTCCGGAAGCGCAGTCGATTGCAGTGCCGTTGTTGCTCTTCACAAAAGTGATAGTAACAGCAGCTGCATCCGAGTCGCTTACGAAAATGATGTCGTTGACTTCGAGTTCGTTGATTGCTGGCAGGAAGTAATCCGCGCCAGTCACAGTAGCGATTGAATCAGTTGACGCATAAGCGTAAACCTTCTGAGCATCGCCCATACCGCCAATGCGGGATAGCTTTGTGTAATCAAATGCCATGACTTAGCTTCTCCTTACGCAGTCTTGTCGTATTGAACTTTAACGAGACCACCCTCGTCACGTACAACAGAACCAGCCTTCAACATACCGTTTGAAAGCCAAGCTGTACGCTCGGGAATCCAGTTAATTTCGGTCTTCATGTCGATGCCGATAGCAAGGCCAACAGCTGGACGCTGGAAGAACCATGAGTCAACAACATTCGCCGCTTCAGTCAAACCACCCTCAGTACGAGTTTCGATGACGATGAACTGGAAGCCACACAGAGTGTTAACTTCGCCAGATACAAGCGCCTTGATGTTTTGATAGTCGCTAGAAGTTGCCTTCTCGTCGTTCAACAATCCGCCCA